TATCAGCAATGTTATAAGCAGAAGTATAATTATAAGTTCCTAATGTTAAATCAGTTTCTTCATAACTTCTTAAAAATACCATTCCAGATGTCTTATACACATAAAGTACAAGTTTAATCAAATTACCATATGATCCTTCACCATAACCAGCATAATCACCATAAGAATAACCATAACCATATGTTACACCATCTGCTACAACAGACCATGTTAATTCAGCATCATTACTAGCAACTAATGTATGATCATTTCCTTGTCCATTAAGTTCTAAAGAAGATACTTTTCTTGGTTTTAAATATTTTCCACCAATTGTTATACTATTTTCAGGAAAAGTATCTTTTGCCTTTATTCCATAAACATTTGAAGCTATAGCTTTAAAATAAATAGTTTTTGCTATATCACTATCTGTAAAAATAAATTGTGGAGTAGTTGTTTTTCTCAATGAACAAATATCACCAGCAGAATGACTCTCAGGTTCAGTATTATTATAACCCCTTATACATTCTTCAAATTGATCACTAAGATCATTAATAGAACCATAATAGATTTCTTCATTACCTACCCAAAAAGAACCAGATTCAGGAAAACTATCAAACATAGTAGCTGCATCATATGGTATTATATCATCTGTTTCATCTATAGAAGAATCTAATTCTACACTAGGAGAAGTTACACCATACATTTCCTTAAAATAATAATTTACACCATCATAAGAATAATAAACATCATTACCTAACCAATAAGAATATGATGCTTGTTTATTAAAACAAATATTTATCTTATTTTCTGTTGAATCCTCATACAATTCTAGAATTGTAGAATTTTCTGGTGGTGTATATGGATTTGGTATTTCATAAGTAGTGGTAGATTCCCAAGGATCAGCACTATCAGAAAATACACTTGGGACATATTCAATACAAGATACTTTTACTTCATAATTATCCATTTCTTCCAAAGCAATTATTCTAAATAATTTAGCACTCCAAGCAGGAACATAATTAGTAACTCCTATTATACTTCCAACAGATAATAAAAATCCTACAATATCTGTATCAAAAGAGCATGTATAATCCACATAACTATTAAAATCAGAAAAAAATGTACACATTCTCATAGCTTGAGATTTTCTTTTAATGCCATTACATTGAAATGTCTGTTCTCTTATTTCTCCTGTTAAATTAATATCATAAGTATTATCAACTTCAACAAAATCTGTTCTAAATTTATCATCTTTATTAATAAATTCAACTCTATGTCTATTATATCTATCTGCTTTAGCTTTTCTAGAGTAACTAAAAGTATCTTTTTTAATATTGGATTTAACTAATGTAAAACTTACACCAGCTCCCAAAGATATTCCTATTGAATCTACTAAATCAATATAAGTAGAATATTGTTTTAAAACTATAAATGTATAAGAATTTCCACCATAAGTAACAATACCAGTATCACCATCCCAATAACCAGCAGCACCAGTAACATCACTATGAACTGGATAATCTGAAAAGTCTGCATACAATTTAAGTGTAGTACAAGATCCACTAGTAACAAATGTTTCTTCATGATACTCAGAAAAATAAAAAACAGGTATTTCATCATTATGAGCAATTTGTATTTTAATCAAACCACCAGAATAGTATATAAACCCCCTACAAGTTTGTAACATGTCTTTAATTATGTCATAACCTTTAACCTTACCATTAAAATAATTAGAATATCTAAATCTAGGCTCACCATCTACTGAAACATCACAATAATCTGCTGCAACTTTCCATGATCCAGAAGTAGTAGGACTACCATCTATTAAAGCTGTAGGAATACAACACCCATAATGAGTATCAGTTAAAAAATCATATAAAGCTTTTACAGTATTAGATTCACCATCTCCTTCAATATTTTTTGCATATAATATCATTGATAATGTAGGTAATGAATTAGAACCACCAATTGAACCAGATGCTACAGAATATGCTGTATATCTAAAAGGAACAGCTTCAGAACCAGAAAATGAAGAAATTAAACTATCTAATGATTGATCACTTGTACCAGCATAATTTGTTAATTCAATATAGACATGATCTTCACTAGATAGTTCAGAAAAATCCTTATCATTAAATAAAGGCTGAATAAAGGAATAAACTGGACCTTCACACCAAGCTATAGCAAAATCAGCAGTATAATAAATACTATATTTTGGAGTTTTATTACTTCCTTCATTTACTGTATGAACACCATTACTACCAATCCAAATACAACCACCATAAATTTTATTATGTCCATAAGCAATTGGTACTGGCATATTTCTTACAAAAGAATTAATACCTAAATCACCTAATGGTGGTGGATCTGGTGGATCTGGTGGATCTAACCATAATCCAATCATACCACCTAAAGCCATTCCACCTACACCAAAACCAAATAAAGCACCACCAATACCACCAATTAAACTTCCTATTAATTGACCTCTAGTTGACATGATTATTCTCTTCTATTTTAAAACCATTAAATCTAACAAACTTATAAAACATCCTATTCCAAACCTTATCATCTAATGAATCAATTTTAACCTTACTATTAGTAGGATTAGGTAAAGATGGACAATGAATAAACAAATTATCACCTAAATAAATACCAACATGTGTTACTTTAGGTTTAAAACATTTAAATGTTAATACATCTGCTTTTAATGGATTATCAATAAAATGAGAAAACTCTAATATTTTATCTAAATATCTTTCATTATCACAAAATTTATACCAATCAGGGATATAGGATCTTCCATCATTAGATGGTAAATCTATTCCTGCTCTTTTATATGGAACGTACAATAAACCTAAACAATCTAAACCAAATCTAGTTCTTCCATTATGTCTAAATGGTATATTCAATAACTTTTTTGCTTCTATTACAATTAATTCTCTTTTCTCTTGAATTTCTTCAGAAGTAAAATTCCACATTTTATAATTTCCAATTATAATGTAGGTTTTAATGGTGTTTGTGGGAATCCACCATAATTAAGATAATTACTATATGCTTGACAAAAGGCAGGGGTTTTAGCACATAATTTTTGTACTAACAATGTATCATCATATGCAGGAACACCATCTAAAGCTACCCTTAATGTTATACTTATATCACTATGATACAAAATAGGTCGTACTTGACCATCACAAGATCCAGAAGTCATTAAAACATAACCAGGAACAAAATAATCAGGAATCCAACCAGAACCAACATAAGGTAAAAAAGTAGAAGTAACAGGAGTACCACTACCACTAGCACCAATATATGTTGTTAATTGATAGTCTGATAATGTTATACCACACTGAGCATCACCAAATGTCCAATTACAACCAGTTTGATAAATTCTTCTAGGAAATTCTCTTTCAAATATAGAAAATGGTTTTAATAATAATGTACACCACCTATTATCACCACTAGGAGCATCTAAATATCCAGAATATAATGTAACATAATTTGCTGGATCACTTAAAAAATCATAAAAAACTAATTTTATAACACATTTTTTTCTATCCAACATTCCAGAAGAAATCAATGTTCTAAATTCTAAATCAATATTGTCTAATTGTATATTTAACTCTTGTAAAATAGTACCCTCTTCAGATCTTATAGAACTCCTTTTAGCAGCAATAGCTGTATAAACCTGACTATTAAAAGTAATATCCTCATTATTACCACAATAAAAATGTGAAGGATTAGTATAAGGAGATTCCAAATATAATTCTACTAACTGAATAGGTTTACTATATAGTCTATATAAAGCTGGAATTAATCCTGATGGAACATTAGGCATAGTAACAACTCCTATAAAAATTCTTCAAAATCAATTTCAATATTGAACAATGTAGCAGTTAATGTTTCTTTATAACCAGTATAAATAACATTATAATAACTAACTGTATCAATATAAGTTGGAACACTTGTCCAATGAAATGAAGTTAAACCACCATAACAGGAATTATAATGAGCTAATACTAAATCCCTTTCAGCTTTAGTTAATAAATACATAAATACTTTCCAAGTTCTTTTTGGAAGAGTAGTTATTAATCTAGTCTTCTTTTTATATCCCTCCATATCTGTAGATAACACATTAAATATAGGAGGTCCAGGTTCTATATGGTGTATTGAAAAATTAAAATCTGGCATAATAATTTCCCTTATCTACTATTAAACATATCTTTTCTAATTTGTCTATTATTTTTTAATGCTTTGGAAACTGTACCTTCAATTATAGGTGAATGTTTTAATAAAAATTCAGTACCAGATTTAGAATCAATTGCATTAATATGAAAATTAACATAAACATTACTTTGACTATCTACACTTCCCCCTTTTGTTTTAACAGAAGTCATAGGAGAAACTAATTCTGGTTGTCCTTTTTCACCAAAAGCATAATTTCTACCAGAATTTAAACCAACACCAAAAACAGGTTCACTAATTACACCACCTTCACCAAAAGATTCACTAGCACCACTAAATAATGTAGTTAATATACTATTTCCACCACCACCAGAAAAAAATCCACTACCAATATTTCCAAATGATTGTGCTAATGAAGATGCATTATTTAAAAAAGAATTTGTTAAATCACTACCTGAATTTTGTAAGTTCACAAAAGTAGAAACAGTATCAGTAGCAGTTTTAGATAAATTAATTAAACCAGATGTTGTTTGATTAACTATATCTGTTTTATCACCAAGTAATCCACTATATAAATCTTTAGCACTACCAACAAAAGAATTAATATCTCCACCAGCACCTTTACTACCACCAGATAACATAGAACCAAAATTGGTTACATAAACAGGGATAGGAGAACCCATACCCATTCCCTTTCCTCCACCAGCACCTTTACTACCACCAAAAATATAACCAAATAAATTACCCAAAATCCCACCAGCACCTTTTCCACTAAATAATTTATCTACAAGCTGCATACCTAAATTAGCAATACTAAGTGTAGCACTTAAATCAACACCACCACCTTTTGCTCTTTTTAATACTTCTCCTTTATTTAGTCTTTCAAAAAAGTCTACACCATATTGTTTAACACTATCTTTATTAATAACATATTCTCCTGGTTCAAGCATAGCAGGTATTATATCACCACCACCATAACCAGATAAATGACCACCAGTAGATATCTTAATATCTTCAAAAATATCAGGAAGTGTAGTAGCAAATTCTTCTATACTTCTAATTGCTGAACTATCAAATATAGAATAAACTTTCTCTCCATCTTTTTTTAATATTATACCAGTATAACCTAAATTACCCAATAATTCTTTTATCCTTGGATCACTCTTAAAAAAATCAATATTTGAACTAGATTCTTTAAGATTTCTATAAAGATCTAAAGTATAATAATAATCATTCATAGTATCTCTAAGAGAAATTTCTTCTATACCTCGTAAATACCTTTCTCTAAACAACTCAGAAAAAGAATAAAAATCAAGACCTTCAGGATCAAGTATTTTCCTAATATCAAGTGAAGATTCAAAAACAGTAGACTTTCCTTCAGACATAGACTCTAATAAATTTTTAAAACTAGTATTAAAAAATTCTAAATCTGTTGTAAAACCATAAGCAGGTTTAATCCATTTACCTTGTGCTTCCTTATACCATTTCATAAATTTATCATAATCAGGCCATTCATCAAAAGACCATTTAAATTCTAAACTTTCTTCTAATGGCATTAATTCTGTAGACAATACACTCCATCTAGCATCAGGAGCTAAACCAGAAAGACCTTCACCACCCATAGATTCAAAACCAGCTTTAGGATGTGGTAATAAATTAAACAATCTTTCTTTAAGAGTTAATTCTCTTCGTAATGCTGCATCTCTAGCATAAGTTTCACCAATCAGATTTTGATATAAGTAATATGAAAAAGTTCTAAACTTATTTTCTGGTTGTGCCTTCCAGTTTGCTTCCATTGAATTATAAGAAGCATCAATCATCTCTTTTATTAATTTATTTCTTTCATCATCTGCCTCTTTATCAAGTTTTACTATTGGAATAGTTTCATCTAATTTTTCTCTAGCATATTCACCATATTTAAATTTCCAAGAAAGTGATCCCTTTTCTGGAAAACCATATTTTATAGGGGTACTCGTTACCATTTCTCTAAATTCACTACTCATCTCTACAAATTTAGCTTTAATATCATTCCTCAATGCAAGAATAGCAGCAATCTCATTACCACCAGAAGATATTTCAACAGTATGACTTAATTCATGAATAGCAACACTAAATGCATCATCTACATCCTCTTCAAATAATTTTCTAGATATCTCAAAAGTTTTATCTGATTGACTAATTTGACCACGAATACCATCTTCCAACTCTTTAAGAGAATATTTAAAGTCTTTAACTTTATCTCTAAAAATACTAAAAAATTTAGGATGAAAAATATTATCTTCTAATGAATCCCCAAAACCTTCAGCAAATCCTGCAATATTATCTGATAATTCAACATATGTTTTTTTATCATATAAAGAACTAAATGATCCTTCAACAATCCCAGGATATATTTCTGAATACTTTTTAGATTTTAAAACATCAGGAAGTGGAGCTAATATTCCCATTAAAGGAGATAATGACTTTCCTTGTTCTACTAAATTAGAAAGTAACGGTTTGAATTTACTTAATAATACTGTATCACCACCAGGAATATTAAATAAGGTTTCTAATAAAGAATAAGTAGGAGAAAACCTATCACCTCTACCTATGGATTCTAACATGTCTTTTGTTGATACATAAGGTGATTTTATAATTTCATATATTAAATCTTTAGTCCAAACAGCACCCTTCTGATAAGCAGACAAAAGCTCTAAAAAGTCATCCTCTGTTACCTCATAGTTCATAAACCTAAGTATTTCATCAATATTAAACTCAGGAATTCCTAATCCTTCAATTAAACCACCTTCTTGTTTTTTATTAATACTATCAAAAAATTTCTTTCCTAATTTCTTAACACTAAATTTATTTATTACATATTCTCCAGGTTCTAACATTGCTGGTACTGAATCACCACCACCATAACCAGGAATAGAACCACCATAAGAAAATCCAGCAAAATCTTTTAAACCTTGCCACATTTTAGTAAATAAACTACTTTCAGGAACAAATTGTGGCATTTGTGAATAACCTAATTCACCAGGATTTGTAACAATTACAGGAAGTGGACTAGCCATACTATATGATAATGTCATATCACTCTTTTTAGAAGTTCCACCACCACCTAAACCTAAAAATCCTAAAATACCTTTTTCACTAGTACCTGTTTTACCAAATAAACTACCAAAAATTCCTCCACCACCTATGTTATTTATCTGATCCATAAAAGGTTGAACAATATTTGTCCTTATAAATGCATTAACAATCTCTTTAGAAATCGTTCTAAATAAATCAGTTATTTTAGTAGTCCAATCACTTGCATCAAACAATATATCAGTTAATGTTTGAGAAATGGATTCAGCCCATTGCTCTTGCATATCTTTTAAAGCTTTATAAAAAGGTTCCCAAACTTCTTTTTGTTGTTCCATTAAAGACATTCGTGCATATTTATCCATTTCTTCAAAATTAGTTTTATAATCTTGAAGAAACTGTTTCATATTCTCATCATTACCAAACTTCTTCTGTAATTCATTTAATCTTATTTGTTGATCCATATACCATTTTTTATATTCAGAATCTAATCTTAAAGATGCAGCTAATCTTTTATCAGAAAATGATACAGAAAGACTTAACAAATTAGAATACTTTTCAACAATTTCTAATCTATCTTTTTCTAATTCAAATAATTGTTTAGTATATTCAAGTTCTTTTGCTTTTTGTTTTAATGAATCCATTTTACCTAATAAAGATTTCTTTAATTCTTCACCTAATTCACCAACAAGCTTTTTATTCTCCATAATTTTAGTAGCAATATTTTCAAAAGTATAATCAATTTTCTGTAAAGGAGACATATCAAAACCATGCATCTCCCTTTCCCATTCAGAAACTTGATGTGCAACTTCTCTTTGAACTAAACCTACTTTTTCTAAATAAGTATTCCATGCAGCTTCTTGTAATTGTAATCTATTCTCTTCTACATATCTGTTTTCTTGTGCAGCTTTTTCAATATCTGCTAAATATTTCCAATAATCATAAGTAAGTTTTCTATAGGGATCAATTGAACCAAATCTATCCCATAAAGTTATATATTCATCCCACATATCAATGGCTGTTTTTTTAGATTTACCTGCTAACTTATCTGCAATATTTTTTTCTATTTCTTCACGTTTTTTAGCTATATCTTTTTGTAATTGTGCAATCTCATTTTCACTTTTTCTTCTTTTATAATCCTGTACTCTAAGTGATCTTGTGGTACTTTCAATAATAACATTTTGTTTTTCTTGTTCTTGCTTTTCTAATTGTGATCTAGATTCAGGAGATAATATAGATGCAATTGTACCAGAAACTTTATCTCCACGAAATTCTGTACCAATTGGTAATGGATTCCCTCTAAAATAATTAACTACCCTATCCCATACATTAATTAAATAATTCCCCATATTATCTGTACTAAGTTCAGCTTTTTTATTACTTTCATCAATTGTTTTCTTAACATTCTCTGATGCTAATGCATATATTTTTTGAACATTTTCAGCAGATTTATCATATTGTTTTTCAAACTTAACCCTTGCATCTTCAATTATTTTTTCAGTTTGATCACCTGAAGTTTTAGACAACTGTTCCAATTCCTTAGTCAATGAAGCCATTTGACCTTCAACAATGTCTTTAACCTTTTTAAGATCATCTGATGCTTTTTCTTCTTTAGGTTTATATTTCTTTCCTATTTCATCCAATTCAATAAGTGCTTTATTAGCATTTGTTATAGCACCACCATAATCCAAAGCATTATCTATATTCTTTTTTGTTTGATTATCTAATCCCTTTAAAGAAGTTTCTAATTCTTTTGCTTTTTTAGAAGTACCAGCTAGAACTTCTTGATATTCAACTTCTATTAAAGCTATTTTTTCCTTAACTTCTGCCATTACTCTTTGACGTTCAAGCCATGCTTTTTTATATCCTTTAGTATCACCAGAGAAAAATAAATACATAGCTCTAAAATCTAATGCTGCACCAGCAATGGCACTTGCAATATATTCAAAAGCTAATACAACTCTCCTTAAAATATATTCTACAGTATATAATGCCTTTAAAAAGTCACTAATTTCTTTTCCCCACCTAGATAAACCTGCATATCCTTCATCAGTTACTTCCATTAATCTACCAATAGTAGAAAATAGCCTCATAAAAGTATTATATATTTCAAGTAAAACAGATCCAACACTTTTAAGAGTTTCATATATAAAAGTTAAACCAGTTCTAACATTACCAACTAATTCTTTTCCAAAATCAGTTAATGTTCCTTTAGATAAATCACCCATTGCACTTACTAATTTGTCTACATCTTTTGCAACCTGTAAAGTAAGTGATTCTGCTGCTACTCTTTTAATCCAACCCCAGGTAACTTCCAATCTTCTAATTTGAACACTATATTCACCAGCAATATGTTTATTAATTTCTGCAAAAGAAGAGAATAATTCAGAAAAACCAGTTAATCTATCTTTACCTATAACTTCCCATTCTCTCATAGCTTTCTGAATATCAATTCCATGCATTTTTAACATTCTAGCTAATGTATCTGTAACTCTTGATCTTCCTTCAATTAAGGCCATTATTTCTTGTCTCATTTGTACACCAGCATTAGCCATACCTTCAGTCATAACTTTAACAGCAGTAGCTAATGTACCAATTTTTGCAATATCCTCATCAGTTCTAGGAAAAATACCAGCTTGAGCAAAACTTCTAGTTACCATTACTAAATCTTCAAAACTTGCATATGTTTTTCCAGATTCAGCCTGTAATTGATTCATTAAATTTCTGGAATATAAAAATATCTCATTAAATTGAGATTTAAAAGTTTCAGCATCAATATTCATTCCAATAGTTGCAGTTAAAGCATATGTTTGTTTTCTATAGTCATCTATTTCTTTGAAAGTACCCAATAATATACTTCTAACACCCTGTACTGCTTGTGTTGTTAAATATAACATTCCTGCAATTTGCCATCTTAAATTTCTTAAAGATTCCCATACTAATGTATACCATGCTTTTGAAGCTTGTCTTGCTTGAGCATCTACAGCTTTTGTAGATCCAGCCATCATTAAACCAACTTCTTTTGAATATGAATCAAAAGCTTTTTTCATTTCTCCTAAACTATTTATTAGCTTTGTAGCATCAAAACCTAGAGATTTTTCAGATTGTAATCTTTTTAAAGAATTAATAGCATCTTGTATTCTTTGTCTTGCTTCTGTAAATGCTCTTCCATATTCATGAACATCTTTACTACCTTTTTGTGCTGCTTCTCTATTTTCAGCACCCCACCTACTAGCATATTTTCTAGTTTCTTCATATTTCTCTCTCATTAAATTCAAATTGTTAAAAGCTGTTGCCCAATCTGCTGTTTGTTCTTTAATACTTTGTTTAAATGCAGTAGCATTTTTAACAAGAGTATCTCTCAAATTCCTACCCATAGTAAACTGTTCAGAATATGCCCCCAATCTTGCTCTTAATTCATTTATATATACTTTTATTTGTTCAACATATGCTCTATATTCTTCCTGCTTTTGTTTATTGGTTGTTTTTACTATTTCTACTTCATATGCTGATTGCATTCTTTCAGCATTAGAAATTTCTTTTCTCATATTAATAAATTGTGTTCTAACCTGTTCAGATATAGAAACAACTTGTCTCCAGTGTTGTAATCCTTGCTGAATACCTAAAGGACTTGCAAAATCTTGTGCTTTAAATAATTGCTTTTCTTTATTAATTCTAGCAAATAATTCTGTAATCTTTTGATGAAATTGTTCTATCTTTTCTTGTGATTTAGCTAATGGACCTGAAAAATTTAACTTTTCAGCAGATTTAGTAGATTCATCCATTAATTTAGCTTGTTCTTTTAAAGAATTTCTTAAATTAGTAAAATGCTGAATAAGTTTAGTTACACCTGGATCAAGATTTTTAAATGTTTTTAATTCTGCAATAAGAGCATCTAATTGTTCAATATTTTCTTTTATTCTTTGTTTAGAAATAGTAAACTGACTAAAATACTTTACAATATCATCCTTACTTAATGTTCCAAAAGCAGCAACATCTCTTGTCATTTCAGAAAATATTTTTTGAAATCCAGAAAAAGCATCTGTAACAGGAGTAACTATTCCTTCAAATCCACCTAAAGAAGATGATTTAATAGAACTCAAAGATTTTAATTGTTCTTGAATATTCTTTTTAAGTGTAGAAAAATTAGATATTAGAACATTAACACCAGGATCAATCTTCCTAAGTCTCATTAAAGCATCAATCATTGAATCTATTTCTTTAACATTTTGAACCAACATCTCCTTATTTTTTGCAAAACTATTATAGTATTTAGCTACCTGCTCTGGTCCTAAAGACCCAAATTTAACAGTATCAGAAATCATTCTATTAAAATTACTCTGATAATCATCATAACTTACTTTAGAACTTTGAAGAATAGAATTCCATACACCAGTAGCTCTTTGTTTAACAGAATCTAATGCAGGTTGTAATTTACTATATGCATGAGCTAAAGCATTTCCAATCTTATCATGTGCTTCAATTGCTACTCTTTGTTCTCTCAAATATTCATTTAATTGTTGTTGTGCTTTTCTATAATTATCAAAAGCTTCTTTATATAAACTAGAACTTCTAGATTTTTCCATAACATAATAAGCTTCACTTACTTTTTCTTCTTGTTTAATCCTACTTGAAGTAAGTTTAGCCATTTTTTCTTCATAATCAGCTTTTTCTTTAGCTAAAAATTTTTCATTTGCAGCTTTTTCTTTGGCTAAAAGTTTAACTTTATTTTCATATTCTTTAAGATCTTCAACATCTTTCTTCTTTGGTTTTTTTAATTTAACTTCTTCCAAAGGTATTTGTGCTTGTCTTTCAACAGTTTTTCTTATTTTTTCATTATGAGCAATTTCTAAACTTTCAATAGATTTATTAATTTTATCAAGTTTTGCTACTCTTGAAGCATATAAAGTTGCTTCAGAAGCATCATTTTGTTTAAGTAAAGCTAATCTTGCTAAATCTAAACTCTGTTGTGATTTAATTCTATTCTGTTCAATGGTATTTAATTGATCACCTAATAATTTTCTCTGCTTTAATATTTTATCTATTTCTTCTTTTCCAGAAACAACAGATCCTATATCTTTTCTTAAATCACCAGTAGTAGTAAATACAGTCTTTAAAGATTTCTCAGATTCTTTAGATATACCTAATAAACTAGATGCTACAGAATTAGCAGTAACTTTAAAAGATTCTGCTGTATCAGCACCAAGTTTTGATACATTAGAATAAAGTTTACTTTGAAGAACAGATATTCTTGCATCTAATTTACCTATTTCTTCTGTTGTTTTTTTAGCCATATCTTCTATTGTAGTAAATACTTTAGTCTTTTGTGCTGCATCAGGACTAAGATCACCACCTTTTGTTATAAAATCTTCTTTAGCTATTCTGAGAGTTTCTTTAGCATATGCTTGTTCTTTAAGTAGTTGACCTCTTTTTTTAATTAATTGATCAATAGTATTTAAATCAGATTGAATTTGAGAACCAAGTTTTCTAACATTATCATGTGTAGTTGCAAAATTTGATTGAACAACTTTAAAATTATTTCTAATAGCACTTTCAGTATTTTTTCCTAATGTAATAACAACATCATTTACTGACTTTGATAATTGACTAAATGATTTTCCAACACCACCACCTAAATTACTTATTCTAGTTACTACATCATGATATTCATTAGTAATTTTTCTTAAACCAGATATAAAATCTTCATATCCAAGTTTAAATTCTAATCGTTCAACTAGAACATTTTCATTCATTTTCTCTTACCTACTTTTGAACTGAAGCATAATGTTTTAATTTATCTTCCCAATTATAATCTGACTTCCAATTTACATCATATCCAATTATTTCAGTATAAATTTTTTGAAGATCAACTAATCTATCATTATTACCAGAAAAGGCAGCATTAATATCAGAAATTATCTGTATTCTAGATACAATTTCTTCAACCTCTGCTGCCTTTCTTAAATATAGATATTTATCAATAGGCATTTCCTCTAATTCTTTAAGCTTTACCCCTCCTTTTGTAACTCTACATATCTGTACATATTCTCTAACTTGATTTAGGATTTTTTTTCCTGTTCAACTGAAATAATCTCATTAATCTTTCTAAATATTCTCATTACAAGCTGAGTAGACCAATTATTCTCAATGTCATTATTAGTAATTTCTATAGATTCAGTACCATCTTGTTTAATTTCAACAATTCCAGAAGTTAAAATAAAACTAACCTGAAAATCAAAAAAGTTTTCTGATTCATCCATTAAATCAACTGGAATACTTCTCTTTTGATCTTCAGGTAAAAGACTATTTTCTTCTTCAAATAGTTTTAATTTCTTTTCTCTTTCAGAACTTCTAATAGAAAATTCTCTAGCATTTTTTAATAATTTTCTAGCTGTTATAGGTGGAATAGGTGGGATAGAATATATTTTATCATTATACTTAAAAGAAAAACTTTGACCTAATTCAGAAAAATCTTCAATTTGATTTTGATTCAAAGTAGCCATGAGAATTAACCTCCAAATACAATAAATGATTATAACAATTGAAACAGGCCATAAAATGTAAATACCACTCATAAAATACACTCCCCATTAAAAGGTGTATATAAAAATAGAAAGTATTAATCATCTATTAGTATATAACACCTTTAATGGAAAGTTAAGTATTAAACCACTATTAACTGGATGAAAATCCACCAATTCGGAACAACTGATCACCAGAAGATCTTTGGTCATCAATTAATCCACTAAACTTACAAGCATAAACTCTCTGTTTATCAGTAGTATAAGCAATTTCAACTGCACCACCAATATTAGGAGCAGCTTTATAAATTTGAATAATAGAACTACCATCAGTAGGTTCAAGAACAAGTTCACCTGTACTGATTTCAGTACCTACAGGTTTACCAAAAGTAAGATAGGTTGTTTTATCAGTAGCAGATGCAAAAAGAACTTTCAAGTTAGCAAATGTACTTTCTGTCATATTAACTGTTACTTCTAATTTTAAACCACCTTCCAAAGTACGAACAGGAGTTTCACCATATTGGTCTGTTTTCAATTCATAAACACCTTGAGTAATACTTACAGTAACACCACCATAAGTATGTCCAATGTGTGCTCCTTTAAAATAAACATGGCAAGGACCAATACTAATATTGTCAGCATTACTAGCAAGAGGATATACTGTCATTTTTTACCTCCAAAAAAAGATATTAGATAGTTAATATAGTTTTACAATTTCTACAAATAATATCCAATTTTCCCTGTTTTCTTATTGTACTATCCATGTAACCAAGCACAAAACTACATTGTTCATTTATTTTTTTCCAAAGGGGTCTTCCACAAAATTTGCAGTATCCTTCAGAAAAATCAACATCTGAACATTGGTCACAACCTTTTATAATCCCCTTACAAACTAATCTAACCTTTTGATATTTATATTGCACCATTTTAACAACCTCAACAGTCCATAAAAAGTAAACGTAAGTATAACAAATATTTTTTATAATAACAAGTTTTGTAAAGAAATATTTAATTTCTTTTAAATACTTCTTTTAATAAAAGAGAAATATTATGTTTATAGATTGGAATAGAACCAGTACCACCAATTGTACCTTCAGAACTACCATTCATAACTACATTACCTATTTTCCAATTTGTAGTAGAGAATCCACTATTTTCAAACATAGAAATAACATATTCTCCAATTTGTTTAGTTAAATATTTATCAGGAGATTCAATAGAAAAATAAAAGTAAATATTTCCTCTTTGAGATGGATAGGAATATTCTGTAGGTCTTGGATTTTGATTATATCTATAAAGTATAATTGCTTTTTTTGAATTAGAAAAAACTATATCAAATGGAGGATTCCAAGAATAAATTCTTGAATCATTAGCATCAGAACCAAGTAAATTAGATAAATTACCATCATCTTTCAATTCATCAAGAAAATATTTGGATATTTCTAACATAATTATTATCCTTTTTCTTGAAACTCTTTACTAACATATATTCTAAATGATATTGGAACTTTTTCACGAAAAGCATCTATAAAAGCATTTTTCATTTCCTTTTGATATTCTCTTCTCTGTTCCATTACCACTTCTATAAATGCTGGTTTTAAAAATGGTCTAGGTTCAACCCAACCATATTTCTTATTATGAAAACCATTTTCCATATTAAAAGCATATAATTTAACAGGATAAGTATGACCACCTTCACCAACTATAATTTTACCAAATTGATCAGAATATTTTTTTCTCTTTTCTACTGGTTTTGGTGGTTCAAATGCAATTGTTTCAAACATCCATTCTTCTTCAGACCAAACACCTATTTCAACAAAATCTGCTCTATCTTTACCAGAACCAATTCTATATTCAATACTTCTCTGTAATAATCCAGTAACAGTTGCAGGTGGATCACCAGGAGATGAAGCATCCCATTCATGCAAAATATCTCCTAATTCATCCACAATCAAATAATGTTTACCAGAACCAGAACTATATTCTTCTAATAATGTTCTTGCTCTTTCAGAAACAGATTGACCTACTTCATCTAAATAATGATCAATAACTTTAGTAACATTATTTAAAAGTCTTGTAACTCTCTTCTCACCCCACTTATCAAAAGCAGTTTTTCTATAGAATACAGAACCTATAGATGCCCTCATTAATGCTGTTTGATCATCACCTAAAGTTCTTTTTGCCATTATGTAGAAGCCTTTTCTAAATCGACAGTAATTTCAAAATGGCTCAAAATTCCAGTTCTACCATTTATAATTGGATTTATAGAAGCAACATAAAAATTTTCTGGATAAAAATCAGGACAGTTTATTAAATCTCCCTCTATTAAATTAATATTTTTATCAATAAGACCAATAATTACATTTTCAGGTTGTTGTCCTGATTCATTAAATTTTAATTTACCACCTGCCATTCTCAAATATTGAAAATAACATTTAACACCTGTATAAACTACAGAAAATTCTGGTTTGTACATACCATATTCATCTAAATCACCTTCAGGAGATGTTGGTATTCTAGATACAGAACATCTCATTTTTAAATTATTAATTAATAAACTCATGGAAAGTACATCCTTCTATAAGAATTTAGAAGATTAAAAACTAATATAGGAATACCCATAAAATCTGCTAAATCTTTTGGATTTGCTCTAGTATAACTATAATTAGATAATGTCTCCTTAATAATAGAATCATTTATAGGATCATTATCATAAAGAAACTTAGTAAATAAAAATTGTATATATTGTAATTGATTATAATCTTCAATATGAGAAGAAGAATAACCACCATTCCATTTAATCTTTACATTATTAAAATAACCATAATCAAATCCACCAGAATAATATAAATTCCCTTTAGATTTATATAAAATATAACCATCATCACCAGTATAATCAGTAGAAGGGGAAATAGCAGTTCCAGTTATTAAAAACTCTGTAATACTATTAACAGGATAAGTTGGAAACCAAAAACTTGTACCTTCTGGTGGATTAAATGTACTATATTTTTCATCATAATTATAAATTTCACCCTCTAACTCTTCTACAGGTGCTTCATAATAAAAATTTCTAGCTTTTAATGGTCTATTACAAAATTTTTCCATAATTAATATATTAGAATTTATTATACTTGATAATCTATCACCCTCATCAGAACCACTAGCAATATCTGATAAATTCAACATGTTATAATATGATAAATTTATAAAAGAAATATCTGATATAGCAACAGGCATAATAATCTCCTATGGTGTAGGTGGTAAAATTGCTTCTAAATTTTTAACATTATATAAAAATTCATTAGTAACTTCATCATCTATTCCATATGTAGCTTTAACAGTAACTCTTTTAGTCTCATAATCATTAGTATCATCTAAAATAGAATTATCATCAGGAGTTAATGTTATTTCTACTGAAGAATCTACAGGTAAATCATCAAATTCTCTAATAACTGTTCCAGTAGCTAAACAATCTAAACAATATTGAGAAGAAGTAGGAATGGTAAGTTCACCAGCTTTATCTCTAAAGTCTACAGTTAAATATGCAGTAGTTCTTTCATTTATAACATCTAAAGCCATTATGAACTCCTAAATAAAAACTCTATTAATCTTTTTACAATTGAAAAAACAATTTTATTACTAGAAAATCCAAACTCAATATAATCTTTGGATATACTAATTTCTTGTGTTCTTTTATTAATTAAAAAATCAATAGTGTTACTACTTATTGATACACTAACACTATTATAATTAAAAAAAGGAAAACTTATTATTACTTCTTCTGGTGTTATACCTAGTTCTAAAAAACCCCTAACTATTATAGAACTAGAAAGACCACCAAAGCCCCTAGTAATTAATCTGTTCACACTTTTTCTCTTTTATATACAGAGGTTTCTGTTGGATCACCAGAAGAATCCAATAAATCAAATCTCATTAATTCATCACCATCTCTATCATAAAAAATCATTTGATTATCTTTTATTTCCCAATCACCTTGTTCAACATCTAATAAAATATCAACTTTTTCTAAAATATCTTCAAATTTATTTCCAATTATATAACCAGCAGTACCTTCTACATATGTTCCTGGTAATTCTGCTGTCCAAGGATCACCAGCAGTACCAGCAGCATTTAATTTTTCACCCATAGTACCAGGATCATTAGAATCTGCTGCTAAAGAATCCCAAACTGCTCTTGCACAATCAGCAGCAGTTAAAACTGCACCAGTTAAAGATATATTAGCACTTAAATCACTTTTACCTCTAATATCAGAAGTTACAATACCTTCTCCAACTGCTTCTGATAATAACCATAATAAACCTGTTAAAGTAACTAAAGCACCTATTGCACCAACACCTTCAAGATTGGAAATCATTTGTGCATATGATCTAAGATCAGCAGAAGTAATATCACCATCACCAGATAAAGAAGATAAATAATTAGAAAGAAAATTAACACTTACATTATTTAATTCACCTTCTCCCAAAATAGAAGAAATTAAAGATGTTACTGACATTAAATAAGAATCTAAAAAACCATAGCCTAATAATTCTGAAGTCATTCCAATTAATAAACTTGCATCTGCTTCAAGACTACCAGTTCCAATTAAACTAGAAACATATTCCACTAAACCTTTCAAATCAGCTTCTACTAAAGAATCACCAGACAATTGAGAATTTAAAAATGACAACATTCCCAAACTTGCATCATCAATAGTACCAGAACCAATTATTAAATCAGTAGATAATCCTGCTAATAATTTTAATTCAGAAGAAGTAATTGTACCGGATGCTTCTAAATTAGCAAGACACCAATAAAGTAATTTAATAATAGAACTAATATCAATAGTTCCAGAACCATCTAAACTTGCATTTAATATAGCTAATCCAACTATATTTGCAGAAGATATTTCACCACTAGCAGAAAGATCGGATAATAAATGAGAAATTCCTTTTAAATTAGAAGAAATGCTTCCTGTACCCACTATAGCTGAAATAGAACTTAAAGCTTTTCCTAAAGCTAAAGAAGTAATTGTTAAACTACCAGAACTAACTATACCACCATAACAAGACATTCCCCCACCTTTTAAGGGAATAACAATAGAATAAGGTGGTGCATAACCATTAGGAACACCACTTTTTTTACTAAAATCGGCATATCCTATATATCTATTAAATTGCTGTTCAGAACGATTATAACTAGAACGTATAATACATTGAACAGCAGCACCACCCATATTTTTTATAGGTTCAGCACTTAATACGGATATATTTTGTAATAATCCCATATTATCCCCATGCTACGTCAATATACCCTTGAAATTGTGAACCACCAGCAATAACACCACCAACAAATATAAAAAGCATTAAACAAGCACCATCTCTAATTTTAGGTAAACTTGGTAATTGATTTAATAAATCTCTTTCAGCAGCAACATAGGCAGTAGTAATTGGTATTGAAGCAATAGGTTTCATTACTAATAAATTACATGCAGCATCAGCAGTAGCTTGAGCAGCACTAAATTGAAATGATTGAACACTTCTAATTCCACTATCACCAGCTTGCAATGGTAGAAAAGGAGCATATTTACCAGCAGCAACACCAGAATGCATTACATGAGCAACTACATCACTTGCTGTATTAACAACAGTACCACCTAATTGTCTTCTTTCTACACCAGATTGATTAGTATATTGTATAGTAGTATTAGCAGCATTAGCACCATTACCTAATGCATTATCTAATACATACATCATTCTTACTCCAACACCAGTATCATCACATCTAGGAGTTAATGGAAAACAATAAACATCATCAATTCTTCCATTAAATGTAGAATCTGGTGTAAATGCTAAAGTATAATTAGTTGTTCCACAAACAATTGTTTCTGTATATGTTCCATCAGCAGTTCTTTGTGTTCCACTAGTACCACCTAAAGAAACAGTAACACCACCAGCACTTCTATTTGAAATAGTGTATGTAACAGAATAAGGACATTTTTGAACTACAGGTAATAAATCTTGATATGCTTGAGCACCATCAGCACTTGCAGTTCTTTCAATATCATTAGATCTATATGCCCAATTACTACCTAAAGTCCATCCAGTTGCAGCACCAGTAAAAGATCCATTATAAATACATGGATCATCTCTAACTGAAATAATATCATCAATATACAAATTATAAGCTTGAGCTTTATTATTTATAGCTTTAAAACCAATAGAGATAACTGTATCTAAATCTGTTCTAGCTACACTAGAAACATCAATCTTAACTCTAGTCCATGTATTTGCTGTTAATGCAGTATTAATATTAGTATCTTGTGATGAAGCTAAAGCTGCATGTTCATCAGTACAGAAAGCTAAATCACCAGAATTCATATTAATAGAAGATCTAAGCCATATATAAACAAATTGTGATCTTCTAATATCAATAGCTACAACTTTATCTGCCATTTTCCCTGTAGTAAAACCAGCAGCCATAGCTAATTTACAACAACTTCCATTAGCACTAGCACCAGTAACACCTTCAGTAGATTTTACAACTAATGTAGATGTTACGTTTGTAATTACTTCTTCATTTAAAGCACTTTGACAATTAAAAACAGTTGTACCAAAATATTTAGTTCCTTCTGCTTGATAAGGACCAGCACAAGCTAATTCTTGTTGTAATGCACTATTAGTAGGTATTCTTGGATAAACACCTAAAACATCAGCAAGTAATAAAACAGCAGGAAGACCTGTAGAAAAGTTAGCCCAAGCACCAAAATTAACTAAATGTTTTGTATCTGGAGAAACATCAGGACCATGATATAAAGCACCTTCATTTAAATCATTATAAGGAACAAAATCCATTATTTGTTGAACAGAAACTAAATCTACTGTACCTGCAAAAGTTGCATCTGGTGTAAATATAATATCTTTATTAGATGAACCACATTGAATCATTTCACGAAAAGTAGCAGAAGAACTTCTAGTAGTACCATTCGTCCCTCCCAAAGAAGGTGTAATAGATCCTGCTGATCTTGTTAATACATATGTCAAATAATAATAAGCACCACGTTTTAATCTCAATGTTTGAGATAATGTACTAACATCAGCACTTGCAGTTCTAGTCATTAAATGAGTAGCAGAAGTATATGCCCAATTAGCAGAACCTACTACCCAAGGATATTGAGAAGTAACAAAATCATAATTTTGTACCATATTTCCATGTAAATATTGACATGGAACACCATTTCCTTGTGTCAAATCATACCAATTACCTGCTACTGCTGTACCACCAGCATATAATTTAAAAAAATCTTGTCTCCAAAATTTTCCATTTGAAGATACTTCATTTAAAAAGTCATCAAAACTAGAAAATCCCATTTAATCCCCCCATATGAAAGTAAATTCACCTATTATGGGAACACTTAAAAATGATGCACTAGGTAAAACTAAAAAATTTAAATAAGCACCATCATATACTAAAGGTAAACTAGGTTTATCTTTTACAAAATCAAATTCAGCCCATGCTGTTGTTTCTCTAGTCATCATAGTTAAAATAGGTCTAACTAAAACTAATGCTGCTAATCCACCATTAGGACCAAGAAATGTAATTGATTGAACACTCCTAATTCCCATATCACCATATTGAAGGGGAATAAAAGCATTAAATCTATTTGATGCTCCTGTATTAGAATTTACCAATGTTGAAATATTAGTTCCAGTATTAGTTTGAACTAATTGACTTACTCTACCAGAAACACCCAAATGATTTGTATAATTAATATAAAAATATTGTCCACCAGTATAAGGATTTGTTGCAACTAAAAATGCCATTACTCCAAAACCAGTGGTATATCTTGGTAAAGAACGTACAGTATTATCAAAAATCTGTTCATCCATACTATCCATATCAATAACTGGATAATATAATAAATAATCACATAAAATAAATGGAGCAGGAGCAACAGAAGCACCAGTACCTAATAAACAAATTTTATGAATAAATTTCTTATTTGGGGAAACTGGACCACCATCCCATATACTTTTTTTATACCAATCAGTAGGATAAGTCCCTACAAGAGCATCACCCAAATAATAATTAGGAACAGGATTTCCAGGCATAGTAGACAAATCAGCCCAAAAAGTAGCTGTAGAAGCTACACCTGGAACTTTACGATAAGAAGTATAGGTATATTTTCCATTTTCATAAGCATTAGTAATTAAATCTCTTAATCTTCTAGCCATTATTGAGCCTTACCTAGTCCTTTTGCTATTGCTCTCATTTCAGCTATTATAGGACTTTTATGATTACAAGATTTAATAAATTTACCATCTTTACTAATCTTAACAGGAGATTTACATTCTTTACAATAATAAAAGCTCATATTATGTCTCCGTAACAACTAATGCTTCAGCAGCAAATTGTGGTTGAATACCAGCAGAAACTGCTCTTGGTGAAGATAATTCACCTGCATATAAAACATCACCATCACCAGAAGCAGTAGTAACTATAGCAACATGAGAAATAGTAGCACCAGTACCACCAGAACATTCAGGAAATTGTATTAATGAATTATTTTTAGTAGAACCACCAGAAGGAGTATCCCAACCAACGTCAGTTCTAGCTACAGCTTGTCTTGCATAACCAGTATAAGCACCTGTAGTAACTTCATTAGTTCTAGGATCACCACCAATACCAGGATCAGCAGTATATAATGCAACATATAAATTAGTTAATGGAGAAACAGTAGCATTTTGAGCCATATTAGGCCAAGTAGTTGCATTAAAAATAAGAGCTAAAAGATAATTACAAACTTCGGTAGATTTAGGCATTTTATTAATCTCCTATTATCTCTTTAGAAAACAAAGGTAGATCTTCATCATCAATCTTCTTAATTTCAGAAATATTTGAATCTATTTTATCGACATAAATAGCTAAACCTTTATTAACCAATATTTTAGCTACAGAAGGATCTAATAATGGTGTTGGATTTCCATATCTCCTTATCATGGATAAATCCAATAATTTTATTTTAACACCTTTAACAGAAATATTCATAACTACTCCAAAAAGAAAAAGGGAATCCACATATAAGAGGATTCCCCTTTTATTTAACAATTATTTAACATTAGTTACCTCATAAACATTATGGCATTAAATCAATATTAGCTGCATAATCAACAGTTAGTGCAGTAGCATCAGCCTGTTTTACTGGTCTACGTTCAGCATCAAAAGTTACAAACAAAGCACCCCAATCAACATTGGCATCTGCACATACTGAACTTAATCTTACATATCGACTAAGATATTTAACATCTGCTATATAAACACCAATAGCAGCAATATTAGTCAATACTGCAAAATCATTATCCCAAGTTGAATTATCCTTAGAAGTTTGTATAGTAATGGTAATATCACCAGTAGTATTAACAGCAGTAACAAAAATAAGTAACAAACCTCTGGTGTTTCTTTCCCTCAAACCCTTATCTGCTACTGCCATTAAATCCTTAGCAGAAGTAGCAGCAGTACCTACAGTTTGAGTAGCATGTGTTTTAACATTTACTACTTTATGATTTGACAGAATATCATACATTTGTTATTACCTCCACAGGTTAAATGTTTATATCCAAAACCTTTATTAGCTAGGATCAGTCAAAACTACAAATGCTTGAGGCATAGCAGCCTGTCCATCAACTCTACCAGAACATCTCAAAGCAGTTCTGTTATTACGGAAAGCATAATGCCTTGAAGAATCCATTACAAAATCCTGCCTAAAACCAATATAATACCATTTCCAATCACCAAGAATTAAATCACCATGAGTACCAATAGCAGGAATTTTACCATCCATCAGAATAGCTGGTCTACCAAGCATACTTGTAATATAACCATCTGCAAAACTACTATAGGTTTCCTGAAGAACAAGTTCATTAGAAGCATTAGAAACTTTTTGACCTCTAACTGCTGCTCTAATTTTCTTAGAATAAAACCAAACAGCACTTTGGTCAAAAACAGCAGGAAGTTTAGCATCCATATTTAAAAGATCATCAACAGTTACAGTAGAAGCAGTTTGTCTTTGAACAGTTAATACTTGTGGATCATTGATAATACCAAGAGGTTTCTTTCCACCAGTACCATCAATAAAGGACTTATCAGTAATCCAATACCATGCTGCTCTAAAAATATTGGTAAGGTAATTAATCAAGTTAATTACTGAATCATCCAAAAGAATATTGGTAATTTCAGTATAACCTGACAATTCATGAACAATCATTTCAACCAAACCAAATTCAGGCTGAGTAGCTTGTTTCTCTCCACCTTCTTCAGTCCATGCAAAAGTAACTCCTGCAAAATGATCAAAATTACCATCATCTACATCAGGATTTTGAAGAAGTTTAGGAAAGCTAATTTTTTCACCCTTCATAGGCCAAACAGTTGCTCTAGGCCATACACCAGTGGGTTCTGTATCATACATAATCATTACAGCATTAAATTCTTCAGGAACTAAATAACCACCAGCAGTATCAACATTCTCAGAAAGCAATTTAGTTACATTACCAGTTTTAAGATAATAAGCAAAATCTTTTGCCCATGATTCTAATTCTGGTGAAATAACAACCCAAGGTTTTGATTTGTTTTTGAGATTTAGAACAGAACCTTTTGCAGTAGTCATGTAACCACCTTCAACTTTTGCAAAAGGATAAAGAGAACGAATTTCCTCTGAATTAAGCTTAAAAGAATCTCCAGGTTTCACCAAGGTACTCTGCATAGTTTGGATAATACTTTGTGCAATTTCTTTAAATTGGGAAGTAACTTCATCAGATGCTAAGATCTGCTTAATTTGATTATGCAGCATTTTGGTAAGTTCTTCAGGTGTAAGTTTCATTTATTTACCTCCGATTAAGTTAAAATAACTAATTATCTAATCCACCACTAAAGTTATTTTTTTCTGTAATAAGGATTGACTCAAATATACTGCTTAATTGCTCTAAAACAGCATCCTTAGACATTTGTTTGAAACTATCTGGATCAATTTCAATTTTATTGGAATCATCTTCTAAAGAATTGGAAACAGGGAGAACCAAATCTTTTTCAGACAACTCACTTAAATCAATTAATTGATCATCAGATTTATTTTCCAAACCTTCATTAAACTCAACTAACTTCAACAACAATTCCTTAATCTCCCCAAAACTAGCTTTAACAATTTCAAACTCTGTTACTATACTCTTTACCCTATCTTCATAAAACTTGTCAAATTTCTGAAATAAAATTTCTACAATTTTTTCAGCAATATCTTTTTCAATGTTAGGATCATTATCCATTGATTCAAGATTAGCTGTATCAATGTTTTTATCATTATCATCTTCATCAGAGTCATCTTCATCAGCATCATCAGCTTTTTTAGGCTTCTTTCCACCACAACCCTTACATTTTCCTGAATCTTCTTCAGATGCTTCAAAAGTTTCACAATCACAATCTTTTTCTTGATCATCATTTGGTTCATCATCAGGAAGATTGCCTTTTTCCTCTTCATCACCCTCAAATTCAAAGAAGACAATAGGAATATCTTTTTCTTCAGTAACAATGCTAATATCTAATTCAGACTTCTCTTTATTAAATTCAATTTTATAATATTTAGAAACTGGTTTATTAGTTAATTGATCTTCAATCCATTTAGAAACAAGATTTTCATTTTTAAAAACATCATAGTCAAAAGAATAACCAACAATGACTTCTTTTTCTTCTTCATCAAATCTTGAAAGTGCTTTAACCACTGAAATACCATTACCAAGTTTAATAGTTTTAGGAATTCTATAAGCATCCATATTTAAAAGAACTGGATACCAATAATGATTTTTAGCTAAATCATAATGAAATTCAGATTTATATCCTAAAGTCATTAAACTAATCATGTCTTCAGGAATTAAACCATTACTTCTAAACATCTGTGCATTTGGATGTGCAGGAACAGTAACAGAAGATATTTCTAAAAGCTCATGTCCTTTTGTAAAATCCCTACCACCACCCCACTTATTATCCTCATCAAGATATTCAAATTTACCAGGAATAAAACCAACAGAAAAATCATCAAGAAAACCATTAACATATTGATTAAAAGTTAAAGTAGCTCTATCATGGGTATCAAATTGAGGTTGAAAAATAAGTTGATTATCTTTCTTCTTAATATCAATTGTTTTAAAATGAGGATGCTCAAAATAGTTGTGCATCCATAAACCTCTAGGAGCCTTTTTATAATTTTTTAAATTCCATCCTGCTACCCTAATAATATCCTTATCTCTATCAGGAGATTCTTCAGAACCTACAGCCCAAAAGGTTCTTTTAAATGTATCAAGTTCTTTTATTTGTACTTTAAAATCAGAACCAATTACATTAATTCCATCTGCATTTTTAAGTTCTAATCCATTTACTTCAATCTTATAAGCCATTGATAATCTCCTTAAAATTTTATTGATTCAAATTTAAAATTATTAGAACCACAATAATTAACAATCCAAAATGCAGTATATGATGGATCATAATCTTTACAACTTGTAATAACAACATTTAATAACTTTCTTTTAGGCCAAGCATGAGCAGCAATATGTGATTCAACCAAAATAGCTATTCCAGAAACACCATGATCAATGTCATCTTTATCAGTGGGGTCATATAAAAAAGCATGAGGATTTTTATGTTTAACTAATCCCTCACTTATTAATGTCATATCAATAATATTAACAAGTTTAGATAAAAATATTTCCATTTCAAAAATATCATTCATAAGAAAATGAAAACAATCAAATACATTTACTTGAGTAGTTCTTAAAGTTAAAGCATTCCCCATCATCCATTTTCTCCCCCAATCTGATACAAAGGTTGTTTTTGATTTTCTATCCCTATCATACAGTCACAATTTAAATTAAAAGTTTCACCAGGAAATCTTATGTCTGAATCACCAATTTTAAAATTAGTTTCTGTTTTAAATTCTTTAATTCTTCCTTTATGACCACAATTGTTTGAGTCAATAATCCAAAATTTGCTTAAATTATACTTATCTAAATATTTAAACCTCATATAGTTTATACACGATTTCAAAGATGAATTGCAAATTTTTGCAAGTCTTGGATTACTATTTCTTTGATCTTTTATGTACTGTATTTTTAATTCATCACTATTTAATTTAAAATTATCTTTTTCAGATTGTTTCCATAAAGTTAAGTAATATTCCATTCCTGCTTTTTCAGAATATGAATCAATCCAATTATCACTATCTAATTCTATCCCACAATATTTATTCATAGTAAACATTGCTGATTTAATTAAAGATTTAAAAAATAAAATAGTAGTTTTTTTATCAAAAAATACCAATTCATTTCTCTCAAAAGAATCTAACCAAAATTTCTTTAGAAAACCCTCAAAACTTCTACCAGGAGTAGGATTATCATCCCTATCATCAGATCCATCAGGATTTAAATTTGGTTTATCATTCTCTCCCCTACTAGGATCAGTAGGAGATTGCATATTAGGTCTATTTTGTTGCTGTGACATTTGTTTTATTTTAGCATTCCAATATTTCTTTAACATTGATAATGGAATCATAGTAGAAGAAACAATTAGATCATCTCCACCTTCAACTGATCCTAATTTAAACTTCTGCTTTCTCATTTCATCTGGTGTTAAAGCAGGAACACCAGCTAAAAACACCCTTGTTTCTTGAACCTCAATTAATCTATCTCTTGGAATAGGATTATCATGTCTTATTTCAACTCTAGGATCAAAAGTAGATAATATTTCTTTATTTAACTCTTCATCCCATTGAAGAATTCTTGGTTGAATACAATCCCTATTAAAATCAATATCAACTTGAACTGAAGTAGATCTATTAACTTTTTCTGTATTTCCTAATTTAGCAGGATTAATCCTATAAGCAGAAAGAACCATATCTTTTGTCCATCCTGCCAAATTCATAAATTCAAAATCTTTATTAGTAAACTTTAAAGGTTCTGGTTTTAATCCAGAACCTAAAACAGTTATATCATGAAATTTACCACCAGCACCCCAACTATACTTTTCTCTCCATCTTTGTTTAATTTCATCTGCTTTATCTACATTAACTTCTTGATCTGTAACTAAAACCATATCAACTCTTGCAGAATTATAGAAAAAATCTCTTTCATATATTTCAATATATTTCTGTGTATCAATTGAATATGCTTGAGATTGAATAGGAGAAGCACCATAATATGATCTATAAGGATGTGGATAATTTAAAATAACTAATTCAAAATTAGAAAAAGTATATTGCTTCCCTCCAATTTGAAACACATAAAAAACATCTTTTGGTAAAACATCTGTAATAAATTCTATAGGCATTCCTTTTTTATCTACTATTCCCATAAAATCATTCATATTTAAAGGCCAAAGTTCCCATATTTGTCCTAACATATTTTTAGCCTTATAAATACAAGCCATACCACATAAATCTAATTGAACTTGACACCATGCTTTAATAAATCTAAATGACATTAATGGATTTGGTTGTAAAAAAGGTTTACTAAAGGTTTTATAAGAATGTATATTTGGCTTAATCTCTTCTTCAGTATCTTTTCTATAAAATTTATAAGGAAGAGTAGATACTCTATCTGAAATTAAACTAATAGAGCTAGAAACCCAAGATCTATATTCATTTAATTGTTTTTTAGGACTTATTTTAGGATCTTCAGCAGAAGATTTCTTTTCTCTTTCCATTATCTGAACTAATTGATTATATCCTTTTCTTTTATCTGGAATAAAGTTTAATTCAAACGGTCCAATTCTCATAAATTCTCCTTTTGCAATTCATCTCATAGAGAAGTTTTTTGCAATTATCTACAAGTTAATGTATCCATCTATTTTGTTCATTTCTTTGATAAGTTTTAAATCCCTCCCTCATAAACCATCCAGACATTACAAAATCTGTAGTTTTGTAAAATGGATGATGTTTAAATTCCTGATACAACCTATGCCATAAATCCCTTTCATCAACATTATCTTCTGATCCATATTTCTTTGGGAAACAAAATATCCACTCTCCCTTTTCAAATTCTTTTTGAATAGAAGGTAAACCTTGTATTGGATCAGCCTTATTTTTACCAGTATTAAATGCATCAAGTTTAATATTGTATCTACTATAAACAGATTTATCAAGTGTGGTTTGTAACATTTCAATTAAAGCTTCTTGAACAGCATTATTTTCAGCATTAAAAAAACAACCATAATCCTTCCAAACTTCAACTATTTTATCTGGTAATTCTGATGGATTAGATAGAGCATAAAGTCTTATTGGAATTTTAATACCAGTATTCTTATTCATAGCACCTACAAAAAGAATAGTTCCTGGTCTTTTTGTTCCTGCAAAGTCTATCCCTGCCCCAAAAATCCAATCCCTAAAATCACCAAGTATTAATTCTGGATTTATACCATACCTACAACAATTTTCAAAATTTGGGAAAGTTTTATCAGCATCAGAGTAAGGTTTTAATTCAAAACCTCTTTTATAATCTCTATCACCCATTTCAATGTGTTTACCAACTAAATCTTCTTTTGTGTATTTAGTCCAAAGTGGTAATTCTTTCTTTTTATCAAAACAATCTTTATAAATAAGATGATTTTTATTTTCTGATACCTCTATTGACATCCATGCCCACATTGGATTATTCATTGCATAAGCAGCAAAGTCATTCTCATGCCATCTATTCATCAAAACAATACATTCTGAGTGTCCTGGGATTAATCTTGTATTCCAGGTAGTTTTAATCATTGCTTCAATGTTTTCTCTAGTGGTAGGTTCAATAACAGCAGATTTTAAATCATTAATATCATCAAATATTATTAAATGTGCTCTACCACCTAAACCAGATGCTAAAACACCATATGCAGCTACAGTAGGATTTTGAGAAATGGTTTTTCTTTTAACTATAAATTTTTCTTGACCCCAAATAGAGGTAGGTTTTACATTAGGAGCAAATTGTTGATAATCCTTATCTGTTTTAATATATTCTGCAATTGCTCTTACTCTATTTATTGCTTCTTTTTCTGCAACATGAACAATTTTACAAAATATATTGGGATTTTTAGCTATCTGCTCTAAAACAAAACCAATACATACTTGTTCTGTCTTCCCATGACCAAATGCACCAAGTATCAGTATTTTCCTTTTACCCTTTTTATGAGCAATTCTTCTAAATTGATGCATTACATCATGAACAGCTTCATTTATTACTATTTTACCTTGATCATCTTTTAAAAACTTCTGAATATTAATTTCAGACTTTTTAGACATTAATTCAGCAGGATCATACTCAATTTGATCTGCTACAGCAGATATTTCCACATTAACAAATGTTTTTACATCAGATTCAAGATGACGTATTTTAATCACCCCCCTCCATTATATATTCAACTTTCCAACCACTAATTTTATGTCTATATTTTTCTCTATTTAAACACTTAATCATATTCCCTCTATGTAATTTATGTTTATCACAAAATTTCTTTAAATTCTTTTCTATATACTCTATTCCTATAGGAGAAATAGCCCTAAACCATTTTTGTCTTCCCATATTACTATATTGTTCTTTTAATGGAATAAAATCACAATTCTCAAAACAATAATTACCATTAACATCAAATCTTTCTATTGATAAACATTTCTCTCCATATTTCTTTTTAGCATAAACATATTTAAAATACATATCATTATAAAAATTTATGAATTTTTCCCATCTTGGATCATATTTTATTCCTCTACCCCCATATCTATAATAAGAATCATTAGTAGGATATTTACATCTATTTTTCATTAAACACCAATGTCTATAAAACTTAGTATAAACCATATTATGAATTATTCTCATAAGCTATTCCTCAAAATCAACCTCTAAATGTTGTATTTGTTTTGGTTGAAAAGAATTATCAGCAATACCTTCACCAGTATATTTATAATCTCTTAATCTTTTCATTATTCTTGCTCTAATTTCAGGGGATTCTTGATTAATTACATCAATGAGGATTTTTTGGAAGGTTTTTATTTTTATTTCATACTCATGTCGTACTAAATCTTTTTTACCAAATTCATCTGAATGTTTTCTTTCTAAATACCATGCTGCTGCTTGCCAATAACCACCTTTAGCAGCACCCTTAATTGCTTCAAGATATTCTTCTTTATTTTTTAAAGAACACTCTTGAATAAAATCCTCAAATTCAGGATCAAGTCTTAATTCTTCAAATTTATCTTTATTACAATTACATAATTTTCTTGAATCATCAATGCTTAAACCTAAACATAAATAATGAGCTAATTTAGCTTTTAAAGAATCACTTGCACTTTTTGCTTTACCATTTCCACTCTTTAAATTATACTTTATTGGCATATTGACTCCTATCTTTAAGTATAGTCTAATATACATAATATAAAAAAGAAACAAAATCAAGTAAAAAAAGGAGATGTAATGAAAATAAGTTTTACGACCTATATTCCAAAGGGAAGATTAGAAAGATTCAATAAACCAGGAGCTTTTTTAAAAAATGTTAGAGAAGTTATTAGAGAAGCACACCTATTAGCACAAAAACAAAAAGTAACTAAAGAAGACTTAAAAAAGATATTTCCTCAAAGTAACTGGAAATACAATCCATTCCAACTAATAAGAGCAACCTGCTTAATTGATCCAAAGGATTATGTCAAAATAATAGATATATTGGAAGAAAGAACAGGAAAAATATGGGAACTTGATAAAGTAATATTGATGCTTATCAAGAAATATATAGATGAATATGATGAAAAACCATTAGTGGAAGATAAAACAAATTTAGAAAAATTTGAAAGTATGTTTAAGAAATATTACAAGAATATAATGCATAGTTGGAAGGACTAAAAAACCCCTTGGAAGTATGCCGGTCTTCCAAGGGGCTAATTAGGAGGTAGGGAACAACTAACACTATCCATTATACAGATATAAAAAAGAATGTCAACAAATATCTTTTGTACTTGACAAGCACCATACATACAGCCTACTCTTACCGACACAATAAAGAAGGGCATGATCACAATGACCATGCCCATGAACAAAGGAGAATTGTACGATGCATAAAGAAGATAACAAAGAAGAAATAATAAGTCAAGAAAAATTAAATACTATTTACTATGGTATAATTAAATATTGGAAAAATAAAGAATTAAACAATCCAGATTCAATATTTTATTATCCAAAAAGTATTGAAAAAGAATTCAAAAAAGTCTGTCCAAAATCAGGAGGTACAACATTAAAGATATTAAAATCAATAAAATTATCTGTAATGGAAAAAGGTAAATGTTATTACACTGAAAGAGATTTTGCTAAACAATTTAAAGTTAATAAAAAAACAGTACATCAATCTTTAACCTTAATTGAAGAAAAATTACAAACTAAATTTATTAATATTCCAATGAGTATAATTAATAATTACAAGAAAAAAACAACAAGTCCGTTTAGACAAATATTAATACCTCCAGGTTTATATAAGCTGGTGGTAGATGACCAAAACAAGTTGGTGGTAGATGGTAATAAGCTGGTGGTAGATGAGGGGAAGCTGGTGGTAGAAAGGGGGGTAGTTGGTGGTAGAATGGTAAAAAAACCTAATGATTTCAACATTAAAAAAACCGTACCTAATATATATACCCTATATACTACCCTATATAATACCCTAATATGTAACATTTATTTCTCTTCCTTCGGAAAGAGAAAAAATGTTACTAATGATTTTGCCTCAAAATCATGTGCAACTACTCTTTTTATTGAAAGGAAACCAATGAAGTATAAACTAAAAGTAAAACCTAGATTGATTGTAAGTTATAAATCATTTGGCTTAAAACCATACCAATTTGTAGATCATGTTGAGGTACATAGAGAATTATACAAATGGATTGAAATATTGATAGAAAATAATGTTGTTCCTAAAGTAGAACAAACTAAAATGTTTTTAAATTATTGGAATAATCTTGGTAATAAAAGATTTAAAAGACATAGAATAAATCTAAAATCAATAACATTTAAAATGATATGTTTGGCCCTAACTTATAGAATGTGGTCAGAAAATATTAACTTTGAAACTATTGAAAAAGCTATTGATAATTTTAATACATTATCAAATAGTCAAGGTAAACTACTCCATACAAAAAAGCTTGATTGTCTTATACACTTTTTATGGAACTCAAAAACATATGGACAAAAAGATTATTTTAAACTTTGTATTCTTGATGAACAAATTGTATTGACAGAATATTATTGTAAAGAATTACCACCTAAAAAATCTTTTGAGATTGTAAGAAAATTATTTGGTTTTATTTTCTATAAAGATAGACAAGAAGAAGGAAAATTGGTATTTAAAAGAAATTATAAAAAGTTTATAGACTTTACAAATAAAATGATTGAAAATCATAGGACAAAAGAAATGGGAAGATTTGATGAATATGATGATCCTATTGATGGTTTTTCAGATTATATAAATACATATTTTTCTTATTGTTTTCAAAGTATTAAGAATTCTAATAGCACTTTTGTTTGGACTCCATCATTTATACTGGATCTTCATAGTCAATTTGTATTGTGGTTAAGCCATCAGGCAGGATGGAAAGACTTTATGAAAGACAAAAAAGTGAGTGATATAAACGAAAAACCAAAAAAATACAGATTGGAAATAAAAAACACTTGACAAGTGTATTTTCAAATATTATTATCATTTGCAAATACAATAATTAATATGAATAAGGAATAAAACCATGAATACTTGGCCTTGGACTAAATATGAAAAGAATCAATTAGAAATAGAAAGAATAAATGAAGAACTTGAAAATATCAAAGAACAGATAAGAGATCACTTTAACAGTAGTATACTTGAATCAAAATGGTTAGATAATTTTTTAACTAAGGACTTTTTATTATTGGGTGGTCTTAAACACATCTTAAAATATGCTAAGTGTGAATGTTGTTCTTACTATGTAGGACCAAACCCTATAAAAAGAAAGATATATAATATTTCTGTTCTAAATGCTTATTGTGAGAAACACTATGGTAAAGTATCTCCCACATTTGTATGTAACTCTATTGAGTTTCAACCTTTATGGAAACAAATATTAGAGCATAAAGCAAATCAATTAGGTGAATATAACTTTCCACCATCACATATGATGATTACATTAGGATTAGATGAACCTATAAATAAATATAAGAAAACTCATACAAGGATACCAGAACTATGGGAATATCAATGAAAACAACTGAACGATTGAACATCTGTGATATCATTAAACCACTGTTTTATTCTGGATTTGCTCTTACAGATAACTCTAACTTTATAGAGTTCTATGTGAAGAAATTTCCTAAGCTAAATCAAGAATTTAAAGAGTTTGTGTTCAATGAAAATACACTCAGTTTTGAACTAGGTGGTCAAGTTAAAGCTGAAGAACAGAAAAAAAGTGTATTTTTTGACGATTTTATACTTGACAATAAGATTTTTTACCATTATTTTATAGCCAAGTATAAAGAAATGCAGTTTTACTGGTTAAATAGATGGATGGGTCAAAAAAGAGCTGGTTTAATTGCAATTGTAAAGGATGGAAAACTGATAGGGCTGTTAAAAACTAAAAAAAGGAGAACCGAAAATGGCAATCAAATCGAAGAAAAAAGAGGAAAAGAAGGAAGAAAAGAAAATGTCTCTAAAAGAAAAACTAGCAGCAAAAAAGACTGAAAAGAAAACTGAAAAGACTGAAAAGAAAACTGAAAAGACTGAAAAGAAAAAGCCTACAGGAAAAGGCAGACCTTCTGGTGTTAGATATGTTTTAAAAGAGAAGGTTCAAGAAGATCTTGAAAAAAGATTTGCTAAATTTCAAGAATCTTATGAAGCATTTACTGAAGCACTTGAAGCTTTTATTGAAAAAGGTAATAAGTCTCAGGCTAAGAAAGCTAGAGAATTTATCATGGACATGCAGAAGCAAGTCAAAGAGTTTAGGAAAGCAATTCAAGATGCAAAGCAGACTGGATTAAAACAAGAACCTAAATAAAATCAATAGGTTATATAGCTTTACATTTCTATTGACAAAGAGAAATAAAACAAGGTATAAGGTAATAAACTTTATACCTTGTTTTGTTGGAAATTAAGGAGAATTGATATGCATATTACAACTTTATTTGCTAGGAAATGGTTATGAAGCATGAGCTTATAACCATCTCAAAAAAACACAATTTAATTAAAAAAAATGTAAAAAAATACAATTTATCACAAATAAACAAAGAAAAACCACAAAAATTTAAGTTAATTAACCCCAATATTTTAAGCATAATTTCTAATTCAGAAAGATATAATTCTGATTTTGAAGACCCTTTTAAAAAAGGAATTAAAACAGAAGATCTTACATATAGAATGTGTAGGGAACAAAAGGATGAATGGATAAATTATATTTTATCTGGTGATGAAAGAATATTAAAAATAAAAATGAAAGGAAACTATGTAGTTTTAATCTTAAAGAACATAACATCCAATAATAATGGGATATATAATAAAAGATACATGACTTTTTATGATAAAACAAAAGGAGAATTAGATGCTATTGAAAAGTCCGAAACCAAGAAGGAAAAAACAAGATTACATAATGTTCAGAATAAACCCAAGTCTAAAAGAAAACGTAAAAAGAAAATCAGAAGAACATAATTGTACTATGACAAGTTATATTGAATTTTTAATTAATAAAGATTTAGAAGAAAATCCAATTAAGGAAAAAAAATATGTATCTACAGGGAAAATAAGAAAATTCTTACTTAAAAGGAGATTAGATTGATAATACAATTTGGAACATATATAGGAAAAGATTTAGAAGATATACCTAGTGATTATTTAAAATGGATTGTTAAAGATGTTAAAACAGATGATGAATTAGTAGAAGAGGCAGAAAAAGAACTGGAATTTAGAGATAAATGGGGAACACATTTCTATAGGAATAAATGATATGATATATCTAACTAATGTTTCAACTAATGAAAAATTAACATTAGAAATATGTGCTCAATTAGATGAAATGAAAATACCATATTATAGACCAAATGAAACAATTGAATTTCAAGGAAGACAAATAAATGTAAATGCCTTTGATCAGTTAAGAAAAAGAAATCCAAATAATCCATATATCATGGAATTAAAAAGAACAATAATGGAATTATTAACAAGAAACATGGAAAATAACAATGTAGTTTTGATTATAAACACTAGAAGTGAACAATTTATAAGAGAGACAATATTTGAAATATCAATTGCTTGGTATTTAAAAAAAATAATATTGTCTTTTGATGATATAACACCTACTAATGGAGAATTAATATCTGCAATGGATATTACTTCTTTAAGAACAGATCTAACTAGACTAACAGGATACATCACAACAGAAAAGGAGATTGAAAAAGCAAAAGAAAATATGAAAAAAACATTAGGAGGAAAGCAAAAACTAACAGTTAAAGAATGAAAGGTGATAGCATGTGTTTTGTAGAAAAAATAACTGTACTCTATCAGCAAAACAGTGTATTCTCAGACAAGAAATTGCATTGAGAAAAAAAAGAGAGGGAGAAAATTTAACTACATTTAGTAAATGTTTTAAATGTAGTATTGGAAAAAAAGTATCAAAACATCCTAACATCATTATTTTAGATAAAGATATTAGAAAAATAATGATGGAAAAACAGTACAGACCAAAAAAACACATTCTAAAAATAAGATACGAAAAGGTTCCTAAATATAAATTGAAAATAAAGGAGAAAAATTGAACGAAGAAAATGCCCATAAATTTTTAAATGTTATAGGTAGTGAAATTCAAAAATTTGGATTTAATCAATATCTTGTTTTAGTAGCACTATCTGAAGTTAAAGATATGATTTCTTTTCCATACAGTATAAATTTTGATGAAACACTACTTATAGAATTCTTATACACTTTTTTAAAGGAGGAGGAACATAAAGATATAAGAAACAAATTGTTTTCTAAATTTATGTCTGGTTATAATGAAGAGTGTCTAAATGAATTTGTTAAATATGTTAATATCTAAGGAGAAAAAAATGGCAAAACAAAGTTTAAAAGTAAAAGACAATCCACTTGGGGTAAACCTTTATATTGTGTCTGTAGTAGAATCAGTACATAAAGGAAAAACAGTTCTGGTTTATGCTGATGAATTTGAAATTGATGATCAAGGGTTGTTAGTATTCAAAGTTGATGAAGAAATAATCTATGTGATTAGATCTGGTGATTGGAAAACAATACAATTATTTGAGGATGTTGAAGACTTTTTAAAATGTGTAAGATTTATGTCTTTACAAGAAAGATTAGATGAAATTATAATAAAGCAATTAGAAAAAGAAGAGGCTGAAAAGAAAGCTATTGAAGATGAAAATACTCAGCCTACTGAAGAAACAAAAACTGAGTAGCATTTAAAAACTGTTAGGGGGAGAAATCCCCCTAATAAAAGGAGTAAAGGTGATAAAATATCAAGATATGGCTAAATTATTAATATGGGGAGTTATTTTAGCATTGTTAATATTATTAGCAT